ACCCGAAGCCTGCTCGTCAGTGTCCACCCACAGCACCAGCGCATCCCGTGGCGAAGGTGCCCCTGTCGCAATCCAGACCTCCTCCACGCTGCCGCCACTGCCGCCGGTGGGGTCCATCCACGCCATGTCGTAGTCATCGTCGGTGACCTTGGTCAGCACCTGGCCGGTGGTGCCATCCGCTGGCATACCTTCGCCAGGCGCGCCCTGCGGCCCCTGCGGACCGGCTGGCCCCATTGGCCCAGGCGGACCTTCCGGACCGGGTGGGCCAGGCGGTCCAGGAGCTGGAATCGTGCCCACGATCCCGCCACGCGGAATAGGCAGCGGCGGCGCGGAGAGGCTGATGTTCACCGGTACAGCGCGGTTTGTCATGGCGCCACCGTCGGCCAGGCATCGCTGGTCGTTGTCCAGATCTCACCCAGAATCCGCCCAGTGGCGACGCTTGTACCGAGTGCGCGTATCCACAGAGTCTGCGAGTTGGTCATCGTCATCGTCGTCCCGGAGCGAGGCGTGCCTGATTCCGAAAACGCGTAGTTGATCGACAGACCACGCGGCGTGAACCCGGCTGGCACAGCCAGCGAAACTACCGCGTTCCACGTACCCGGCACCGTCAGGTCGTACTGCATGCTGATCTGGTTCCCGATCCGGCGAATCGCCCAGCCCCCTGGCCCGACAGTCCAGCCGTTGGCAATGCGAGTGTTGAGTGTCAGCCAGCCCGTGTCGCTGTTGAGATCGGTGATCCACGCCGAGCCATTCCAGACCATGACTTGTGTCCCAATCCCGGCCGTGACGCGGAAAGTACGCCCCGCCCAGTTGCCCGTCCCCGGCAGCGCACCTACCGTCGCGGCGGTTTCCCACGCGAACCCGGACGGACCTTGCGGACCTTGTGGTCCTTGTGCCCCATCCGCCCCTGGCGGGCCTTGCGGACCAGGCACTGTGGAGGCTGTGCCGGGTGGCCCCTGCGGGCCGTCCGCGCCCGGCGGTCCCTGCGGCCCAGGTACCGTCGAGGCTGCGCCGGGTGGACCGGGTGCGCCGGTCGCCCCCTGTGGTCCTGCTGGCCCAGTCGCACCAGCCGCACCCGCTGGCCCCATGTCGCCAGCGATGCCCTCCTGGCCGTCCTCCCCGGATGGGCCTGGAGGACCGATGGGGCCAGCAGGCCCCGGAGGCCCCATCGGTCCCTGCGCCCAGGTTGGCGGCAGCGGAGTGCCACCGACCGGGTTGGAGTTGACCCGTGGGTCCGCAGCGTTGGGCACTAGCCCATGCCCACCAGCCGGCTGATGAAGGTCATATTGATGGCATCGAGTGCCGTGTCGAGATCAGCCACTGCCGACTTGATCAGCGTCTCCTGCTCCGCTGTGAAGTAGTACGGCGCCACCTTCAGATCAGTCGGCAGGAACCAGTCATGATCCTGGTTGATGACAGCCTTGATGCGCAGGAAATCTTTCAGATGCAGACCGACCAACGCGTTCACTTCGTTGGCGGTCCGGGGTGCGGTGCCGACCGTCTCGGGCGGCTTCGGTTCTTCGGGAAGTGTCATCAGATGCTTCCTCCAACCACCTCTGTGAAGCCTATGCGCGCGACGCGGTCTGGCCCGTGGATGATGGATTGTCGAGTGAACTCTCTGGCTGCCATCTCCTGGCTCGCCTGGAGATTGCCTGCAGCAGCCATGAAGCAGGATCTCGGAAAGAGGTGCCATGCCTCAATGTGACCGGCACTCGCGGCGTAGTCCAGGTCGACGCTCAGCAGGTCATCGTCATCGGTCGGCCCGGTTGTCGAATCGGCATCGTTGACCCAGCTCGCCGCAGGACGCAGCGCCGTCACCCACACGTTGGCAGGCGCGTACGGTCCGGCGGTCTGCCGCAGCATGACGTGCCCCTGCTGCATCGTCGCCTCAAAAGGCGCCTCGCCAAACGGCTTGTACCACCCGTACTGGACGCGGGTGACCTGGCTGGGACTCGTGATCCACGGCGCCTGGTACGTCAGGTCGATATCGCCATACTCGCTGGTCAGCACCGTCGCAATCAGCTCCTCCAGGAAGCACCGCCGCAGCCCAGCCATAACCGCCTGCCGCAGCTCCTGCTCCGGGTGGAGATGGGTGAAGTCCGCCAGCTCCGACGGTTGCATCGGGTACCGCCAGTTGCGGTCGACGACGACGCGACCCGCGCCAGGGTCGAAGGTCTGGACCATGCGGATGCGGTCCAGGCTGGACCACGTCGCTGACGCCACCGGCGTGCCATCCGCCAGGAGGCCGCGCCGCAGCAGGAAGAGGTTCTCTGGCCCGCCCAGGAGAGCTGACGTCTTCAGCGTGGGCATGTACGCCGCAATCGTCGTCGACGACGTCGGTGACCCCGAGTCCTGGGCAGCCTGGAAATATGGCCCCGTGCGCCTGGCGACTTCCTGTTCGAGCTGCGCGAGGGTAATCACAGCGTCCTGAAGGTGTACGTCCCTGACTGCGAGACGTAGGTTCCGTACGTCACCGTGACGGCGTAGTAATACGTGGTGCCCGTCGTCAGCCCCGTCAGCGCGCCGGTCACCGCGCCCTGGCCGGATGCTGGCGTGGCAGCCTGGGTGGAGCCTAACGCCGTGGTCGTGCCGTACTTGACGGCCATCGACGTGCACGGCTGGTCGACGTAGAAGTTGACCGTTGCGGTGGTGGTGGCAATCGGCGCCACGTAGATGCCGCGCGGCGTGGCGCCCTGGTACGCCGCCTTGCCGTCATTGATCAGGCGCTGGACGTACGCCTCGTCGGTGACGCTCGCGGCGTGGCCAGCGCCGTAGATCGTGGTTGGCGTGACGGAGTCCACCGACGGCGCCAGGAAGACGATGTTGGACATGCTCAGCCTCCGGGCGGCGTGTGCGCCAGGAGCAGCTTCGTCGCGGACTGGACCTCGCCCTCCGGCGGCACCGGCGGACCATCGAGCAGCTCCGCCTTGCCTTCGAGCAGCAGCGACTTGATGTAGTCGTAGTCCGCCTCGACGTAGTCCGTCTCGTGGCCTGGACCGTACGTCGTCGTCGGGTGGTCGGGGCGCGGATCCGTGGACGCCGCCAGGAAGCGCAGCCTGGCCATCAGCTCCTGCCTTTCTTCGGCGCCGGCGGCTCCTCCGGCTCCTGGTGGCCAGCCTCAACGCGGCCCGTGCGCGCACTGTAGTTGCCGCCTTCCGCAGCCGCCTTTTCAGCCGCCTTCTCGTCGTCAATCGACGAGACCTTGCCGTCGGCCCGCCACTCACGGAAGACCTCTTCGTCGACGTCGACTTCGGTACCGGCTGCGAACTGCTCGCCCGTCTTAGGGTGCGTCAGCGGCACCAGCGTGCGAACCCTGGTCATCTCTTCTTTCCCTTCGACCGCCGAGCTTCACTGAGGGCGATGGCGACCGCCTGCTTTTGCGGTCGCCCCGACTTCTTTAGCTCGCGGATGTTGGCGCTGATGGTTTTCTTGGAGCTGCCCTTCTTGAGGGGCATGGTCTAACCCCCCGGTGGCACTGGCTCCGGCTTCGGCTCGGGATCCGGCGCCTCAGGCTGGTCGTCATCCTCCGGTTCCGGAGGTGGATTCGGATCGGGACCGGACATCTTGTTACCCCTCGCCGCCGGTGCTGGCCTTCTGTTGAATGACGAAGAACGGAAAGCGGCTGGCCTTGGTCTGCTGTTGGCGGTTGATTGGGTTGGGGATCGCCCACCCGAACCTGGCCGTAACCCGCAGCGCCACCATGTCCTGCTGGAGCAGGTTGTACTGAATAACCGGCGGGCTGCCGTTGTCGGTGATCACGCCGGTGTCAAACATCTCCATGTCGATATCCTCGCGGATCGCCAGCATGGACTGGTCCCACTGACCGCCCACCATGCTGTAGTTGGCGGCGCCGGTAGCGAAGCCGGACAAGCCGGCATTCGAGAACACGATTGGCTCGCCATACAGCGTGCCTACGCGGATGTCACCGGAAGGCGCGTCATTGTCGCCCAGCATGAGGAAGTTCTTGCTGCTATCGCGCATGCCGCGCAGCTTCGAGCGAACCTGGCGCCTGGCCCAGAAGCCGGTGACGTCGAAGCCATCCGCCTCAACGGTGGCCATCGCGTTGTTGACGTCGTCGAGATAGTCGACCGTGCTGGTACCCGCCACCACCAGGTTGCCCGCGCTGTTGGCGCCGCTGACGATGGATGGCGGAAACGTGGTGGGCGCGTTGACCCCGAAAAACACCGCTTCGTCCAAGGCCACGCCAAAGGCTTCGGTCACTTTCGGTTTGACCTGGGACCAGAAGTCGTAGTCCATGTCCGCCAAGAGGTTCTTGCTGATCGGCACGATGACCGCGATTTCCTCAGCGTTCAGGTAGACGTTGTCCCAGGCAATGCTGGTGGTCTGCTTCATCCCGATATCGCGCGCATCCAACGAGGCGCCGGTGATCCAGTACGCCGTCGGGAGCTGGCTCAGGACCGGAATGCGCTGCTGCGCCCGCTTCATCCGCACATGCGGCATCAGGCGCAAGGCGGCGGACTTTTCTTCGATGCTCTGGACGATGTCCCGCTGGACGTCCTCTGGAATGAGCGGACCGCTGCCAGGAGTGGCGCGCGTCGCAATCGAGTTGTAGGGCACCTCAATCCCCCTGGAGGGCTGAGGTGCGCGAACAGCTCAGCCCTAACGCCCAGACCCCACGCGGTAGAAGTTGCGCAGGATGTCCGAGACCTTGCCGTCGGCAGCGGAGCCGCTGAGTCCGGGGAGCAGCTCGGGTTCCGCACTGCCGCCCCGACCTTCAGCCAGGACCTGCTTGCGGAAGGCCGGGTTGCGTCGGAGGCGGGATTCCGCCTGCTTCTCGCCCTCAGCTTTCCAGTGCCGTTCGAGACTCTTCAGAGCCTCACCGACAACCAGCTTGCGTCCAGCCAGACCTCTGCCTGCGCCTTCGAGCTTGAGGATGCGTTCCCGCTCCTGGACTGGGAGCATTTCCATCAGGGGGTCGATAGCCACCTTGTCATGCTCCGTCCCAACGTTGGCCAGGAAGTTGTTCAGGGCACCGTCCGATTGCTGCACTTGCTCATCGCGGCGTTCCTGCTCGGCGTACGCCCACGGATCTTCGTCCCGCAGCTTGCGCCTGGCAGTAACCCTGGCTTCCTGCTGACGTTTCGCCTCGCGGCGGTCAGTCTCAGCCTGGACTCGACGGTCTAACTCCTCCTGGCTCAGCGAGAGCGTCTTCGACGCAGCTCCTCCGGTCTCCCCCGAGTCCCCGCTATCCGAATCGACCTCCCCGGCTGGACGACGGTGGAACATGCGCTGCCACCAGCCTGGTGAAGATCCCTCCTGACGCTCGTCGGAACCCTGGTCCTGGGTCGCCGCATCGGACGCTGGTGCGTCCTGCGAAGGGGTGTTTGGTTGTTCGTCCGCCATCTTAGTACCTACGCCAATCCATAGCTATAGATCGAGTTGCCGTACGGGTCGGTGTCCCAGCCCTGGACGTGCTGGAAGTCGAAGCCGGGGCGCCCCGCCATACCTGGTGGCAGCAGCCCGTTCGGCTGCAGTCCAGGAGGCGGACCCGGTGGTGGAGCCGGCGGAGCGGC